CTACGCACGTCGAGCCTCGCGCGCGAGCTCTCGAAAAAAACCGCCAAAGTTCAAGGAATTGACACCCCATGAGACGGTCACGCCTTGACAAGTCCTCGTCGTCTGTGCGTCGGGCCGCCGTCGAGAAGGCTCTGCGAGAGCGCGGGTGGTCCGAGGTCGTCGTCGAGTCGCTCATCGCCGAGACCGGGTCCAGCCGGGCCACCCTCTACCGGGACCGCGACGAGATCGCGAAGGTGCTGGCGCAGGAGGAGACCGCCGGCCTGCCCGAGCGCCGGGCCCTCTTCCTCAGCGACCTCCGCCGCATCCGCGACGGGTCGCACGTCGACGGGGCGTACAGCGCCACCGCCCGCCTCCTCGACATGGAGGCCAAGATCCTCGGGCTCGACCGCGTCCCGCTCCCCGAGGTCGAGGCCGAGAAGGAGGGCGAGCTCGACACGTCGCTTGAGGGCGTGCTCCTCGAGGTCCGCAAGCTCCGGCGGCAAGCGCAGGCGGGGCACTCCTACGTCGCGGCCGACAAGCTCCTCGCCCGTGAGCACGAGCTCGTCATGTCCATCCGGCAGCGTGACGAGGCGATCCGCGCCGCCGAGCTCGCCCACCTCAACGAGGAGGGGCTCATCGACATGATCATCGCCAACGTCGCGACCCTCCCCGACACGCTCCGGGCTCGACTCCGTGAGGCCCTCGGGGAGTAGCAGTCCCGGCCCTACCCACCCAACGCCGGGCACGGGTAGGAACCGGACACGAGCGCAGCCGGTACCACGGCGCGTGACAGCTCCCCCCCGGGCCATGCTCCTCGCTCTCCTCCGCGGCACCGGCGGCCTCGTCGAGCACGTCGCGCGCCACCCGCTCGACTACTCGCGGTGGACCGAGCCCCAGGAGGAGTACCTCACCAACCGGTCGAACCGGAAGCTCCTCCGCATCGGCAACGGCGGCGGGAAGTCCCGCGTAGCCCTCGCCGACGTGGTCATGCGCGCCCGCAAGTCACACCCGTTCCGCCCCGATTGGAACGCCCGCCGGGGCCCGACGAAGCAGTGGATCACGACGGTGACCTGGTCGCAGGCCGTCCCGCTCATGCAGATGCTCCGCTCGTTCCTCGGCGAGGGGGAGCTGGCGAAGGCGCCGAACTGGGACCCCGCGAAGGGGTGGGGCAAGGATTCGCCCGTCCTCGTGTGGCCCGACGGGTCGACGGTGGGGTGGCGCACCTCCAACCAGGGCCCGCTCGCGCACGCTGGCGCCGAGCTCGACCACATCCTGATCGACGAGCCGGTGGCCGCCGAGACCTACCGCGAGCTCGAGCGGCGTGTGGCCCGCCGCGGCGGTGACCTCTCCCTCGCCATGACGCCGATCAACTGCCCCGGAGACATCGCGTACCTCCGCGACCTGTGCACCGAGGGCATCGTCGCGGACCTCAACTTCCCGATGAACGAGCGGCTCTTCCGCTACACCGACGGCGACATCCGCAGGCTCCCCGACGGTACGCCCTGCGATGCCACCTGGATCGCGGAGCAGATCCGGCAGGTGCTCCCGGCCTACCGCGACATCGTCATCAACGGCGGGTGGGACGAGATCACCGTCGACGGTCGCTTCACGGGCGCCTTCAGCCGCTCTCGCCACGTCGCCGAGTTCCGCCTCGACGGCTCCGAGGTGCTCTCTCTCGGGACGGACCACGGATCCCAGGCCTTCACGGAGACGGCGGTGCTCGTCGCGGTCGACCAGTCGAAGGAGTACCCGCACATCTACATCCTCGACACCTACGAGGCGCAGCGCGACAGCCCCGCCGATGCCGACGCGCGGGCCATCCTCGAGATGCTGGCGCGTCACGGGAAGCGCTGGGGGAGCCTGAAGCACGTCACCGGCGACATCGCCCACTACGGCGGGCGCGGGCGCATCAACCGCAAGAGCAACCAGGAGCTCGCCTACGAGATCGCGCGCGAGCTCCAGCTCGGGCGCAACGCCTCACTCGTCCCGCCCATCCGGACGGCGAAGACGGGCGCCGGGGCGGGCCCCCGCGGGTCGGTCTACCGCGGCACGTCCTGGCTCTACCGGGCGCTCCTCCGCGAGGGCCACGTCACCGTCCACCCCCGGTGCGTCTCGCTCATCAAGGCCTTCGAGAACTACAAGGGCGGGAGCACCGACGAGCACGGCCACCTGGTCGACGCTCTCCGCTACGCCCTCGACCCGTGGATCAACCGGGGGCAGCAGCGCAACGTCCCGAGCGCCACGGTGGTGGTGGGGTAGGGCACTCGGTACCACGGGCGATGTCGACCCACATGCTGGCGCCCCCGCTTCCCGCCAACCCGGTCGAAGCGCAGCGCGTGGAGCACACCCGCCTCCGCCGGCGCGTGCTCTACTCGATGCACGAGGGCGACGTGCGCGCCCGGCTCTCCGAGGCCGTGGGCCCCACCCGCGCGCAGGCGTGGAAGCTCACGGACATGACGTCCAACCCGGCGTGGTACGTCTGCTCTCAACTCGCCGCGCTTCACCGCGAGACCCCCGAGGTCACGCCCCCCGACGGTGGCGAGGACGTGGCCGCCTCGGTCTCCGAGTCGGGGTTCTGGCAGCTCGCGCAGCGCGTCCAGCGCGACACCATCGGGCTCAACGACATGTTCGTGCGGGTCGACATCGACCCCGAGACGAAGGAGCCCGGCTACCGGCTTGTCCCGCCCGACCTGGTCGAGATCATCACCAACCCGTTCGCCCCCTCCCAGCCGCTCGCGATGAAGGAGTGGATCCAGGACCCCGACAACGCCGGGCAGTGGGTCCAGCTCGTGACCGACCCGCGCGAGGCGCTCTACATGGCCCTCGACGCGGAGGGCATCGACGTGTCCGCCCGCGTGCTCAAGGGCGACTTCCGGGGCGAGGCATACCCCTGGTTTGTCGGCGGCAAGCCCGTGCTTCCCTACATCGGGTACCACGCCGCCGAGACCGGCTACGCGCTCGAACCCTACGGTGGGCGCGAGGTGTTCGAGGGGTCCCTACAGCTCGGCGTCTACTACAGCTTCTTCGGCCACATCCTCCGCAACGCCGCGTGGGGGCAGCGCTGGATCCTCGGCGCCGAGCCCGTCGGCGGCGATGTCGACGAGGACGGCCGGCGCAGGGAGATCGTCGCGGACCCCGCCACCCTCCTCGTGCTCCGGCAGATGGAGGACGCCGCGGGCCAGGCGCAGGTGGGACAGTTCGCGCCCCCGGTCGACCCCGACCGCATCCTCGCCGCGATCGAGCGCTACGAGCAGCGCGTGGTCGAGATGGCGCTCTCGACGGTGGGCGTGTCCCGCCGCGAGTCTGACGTCCGCTCCGCCATGTCCCTCGCCGTCTCCCGCGAGGCCCAGCGCGAGGCCCAGCGCGCCTACGAGCCCGTCTTCCGCCGCTCCGACATCCGCCTCCTCCGCCTCACCTCGGGCCTCATGGGCGGCCCGGTGGACGGCTGGCGCATCCAGTACAAGGGCGCCCCGCGCGACTCCATCGAGCTCGACGCCGAGCTGACCCGGATGCAGGGGCAGATCGCCGCGGGCCTCCTCGACAAGGTCACAGCCTACCAGCAGCTCCATCCCGGCCTCCTTCGCGACGAGGCGGAGGCTGCCGTGAAGACGATCACCGAGACGAACCGCCGGCTCTCTGGCGGCGCGATCGAAGTGGTGACCGGCGCCCCCGCCGCCGATGCGCCCGCCCCCTCGGCCATGCCCACGATCGCGCTCACCTCCACGGACATCGCCTCCATCGTGACCGTCGACGAGGCCCGCGCCTCCCAGGGGCTCCCCCCGATCGGCGGCACGGACGGAGCGCTCACCGTCGCCGAATTCCAAGCGAAGAACGCGGCCGTGATCGCCGCGGCCGCCAACGCCACCGCCGGAACCCCGACCCCGACCCCGTAGACCCGAGAGGACACCCCCCATGGCTGAACCCGAGACCCGCGAGCCCGTACCCTACGAGCGCTTCCAGACCGTCGTGAGCGAGAAGAACACCCTGACCGCCGAGATCACCACGCTCCGCGGCGAGGTCCAGAAGCTGACCGAGAAGGCCGCGACCGTCGACACGCTCTCCACCGAGGTCACCCGCTGGAAGGGCGAGGCCGAGGCCGCCGCCGGCCGCTTCAACACCTTCACCGAGATCTCTGGCGCGCTCGGGTCCAACGACCCCGACGTGATCGCCGCCTTCGACGGCAAGTACAAAGCCCTCCCCGAGAAGGACCGCCCCACACGCGCCGCGTGGGTCGAGGCCCTGAAGGCGAAGCCCGAGGACGCCCCCGGCGTGCTCCGCCCGTGGCTGACCCCCGCGCCTGGCGCCAAGGGCCCCGAGCCGAAGCCGGCCCCCCGCAACCCGGCCGCGCCCAGCTCGCCCCCCAACGCCCCGGCCGCGATCGTCGGCGCCGAGGTGGCGCGCATCAAGGCCACCTGTGTGAAGACGGGCAACTGGGAGCCGTGGAAGGCCTTCAAGAAGGCCAACGGGCTCTGACCCTCGGTACCACGTCGCAGGCCCCGGGTCGCTCCCGTCAACAGCGTCGGGCTGACGAGAAATCTTCACCCATCTGGAGTCCCCCGTGGCCAACGAAATGACCCCCTCGAGCATCGCCGACATCGTCGCCGGTGAAGTCCTCGCCGCCGAGTTCCTCATGACGCTCGACGACCGCGACGCCAGCGTGCTGATGCACCCCGCGTTCTTCCACGCGACCGGCGCCCCCGGCTCCAACGTCGTGCGCGTCCCCGTGCTCGGCTACGGCAAGGATCTCCTTGCCGCCACCAGCGCTTCCGCCGAGACCGCCAACACGGCCTTCAGCGACGACAAGGTGGACGTCACCCTCGCGAACTACACGCTCCGCTACTCGGCCGACGACCTCGCCCGCTTCATGGCGGACGGGAAGATCGACCCGATCCGCTTCGCGGCCTACGCGGGTGTCAACGTGGCGCAGACCCTGATCTCGCTCGCCGCCAACGTCACCGACGGCTTCTCCAACGTCGCCGGCTCCACGGGCGTCAACGCCGCGTGGTCCGACGTGCTCGTCGCGAAGGCGTTCCTGTACGTCGCGAAGGCGCAGGGCGCGATGCTCGGCCTCCTCCACGGCCAGCAGTGGGCGGACCTCGAGGCCAACGCGCTCTCGCTCGGCGTGCTCCCCGCGGCGACGAACGCCGCGATCGTCAACTCCCAGCTCGAGGCCTACAAGGGCCGGTACTTCGGCGTCGACTTCTTCACCTCCGGCCACGTCCCGACCGCCGACACCGGCGCCAACCGCGCCGGCGGCATCTGGACCGCGGGCGGCGTCGTGTGGGCGGACGCCGAGTTCGCCAACGACGGCGACCCCAACATCGTGAACCTCGGGCGCGGGCAGTTCGAGCGCGTTCGCCGGGGCACGTTCTCGGAGACCTCCTACATGATCCGCGCCGCGATGGGCGTGGCGCTCGGCATCGACGGCGCCGGCGTCACCCTGAAGACGGACGCATAGCTCTGCGGAGCTTCCCGGGGGCCCT